GCGGTCTGTAGAAATCTTTGACCTTGAAGCCCTGGTCGTCAACAGACTTATCAGCGACCTCCTGGAAAAGTGGTTCATACTTCAAAAACTCTGCTTCTCCATGTAGGTAGATTTCATGTAAGGCTTGCGCCAAATTTTGTGCCATAATCTGTGCCTCAGATTCGACACATCCCTTCTTTTTCATTGTGCAAGTCAACGATTTCCAAATAGAATCCCAAGCCAATGCTCCTACTCGGGTTTTCAGGTAATCATGCCACAAAAACACCCTCTTCAAAAATTCAAGTTCGGCAGCAGATTGAAATGGAGTATCACCTTCCGTTTTATCGGCCTTGGTGTACTTCATGCCTATGTCAGCCAGGTGTTTCTTGATTGAGCAGAAGTCAAAATATTTTTCATCCTCATGTACGTTCATCATATTGTCATCACCATAGACAATTAAACGAACCACCTCAGAGAATAACTTGACTTCCTGTTTTGTGGGATCACATGGAATATCACGCGTCAAATAATTCATATAGTAACAATAACGCATGAGAAGGGAATTATTGATGCCATTAATTACCACAGTAAGCGGATGTCCAGAAGGTACGGATTTATATGCTTCGTAATTAAAGCCATCCATCTCGTACAAGGGGTAGAGGATATCAGAACCCATAGCATCAAACTTCTTGAGATCCTCTTCATCCAAACCGTAGCTCAGGAATTCACGGAGAATTTGCAATGATTCAGACGTAACCTCCGCAGGCGTAGTCTTATCAAATTTCTTAAAGTCTCCAAGCACAAATCGGGTCATGTTAAAACTGGTAATCCACTTGTATAGATGATTCCAGTCCTTTCCTGAGGCATCAACCCCGACAGCACTTTCAAAAATTTCTGGGAATGACTTTTGTAATACCACTCCCGGTAGTGTAAGCATACGGCACAACAACACCAAATTCATGGGAGCGCCAGCAAACACGCGTATTTTCCCTTGCTCAACTTTCACCTTGGGCAGAGACTCATCCTTGAGATTCGTTCGAAAGACAAAACATACTCGCTGTTCATTTTCAACTGCTTCCAGCGTATTCTCCATAATTTCCTCCAGATTGTACTTATTTGGATCGAAAACGATACTATAC